AGGATATTTATGCAGGAATTTGCCCTTGGGTTCAGCTTTCAGGCCCAGAAGCGCTCTGGACAGCCGATTACATGGGCTACAAAGAAATCTGGTTGTGTGGGGTTGATAACTACGAAAACACCAGAAGAGATTATTGGCATCAGTACGTCAGGCCAGAAAATGACCAAGCCTTCAAAGGCAAGCGAAACCCAAGAAAATCAGCCTGGGGCGAAATCATTCAGAAACTAAGAAATCCAAAACGAGTGAAAACGTTCAATCCAGAACTAAACGAGTTACTGCGAGCGATTCGATGAAGGTACAAATTCTAAGAAGCACAGTAGCAGACGGACAAGTTGTGAAAGCCGGACAAATCGTTTCTGTAACGGTTGAAGCAGCTCGCGAAATCATGCGATTGGGTAAGGCGATTCCCTATGAAGAGAAAGAGCCTCTGATTGATCGAAGCGTGGGCTTAACGAGCGAAAGCCAACCCAAATTAGTAAAGCGCAAGCCAGCCAGAAAACCGAAGAAGACTGAGCCAGATGATTGACATTGTCTGCATTTTATTTAAGCCGGAAGGCAAGGGATTGCCAAAATTCTCAACCGGATATTCAGCAATTTGGGTGGACAAACTCGCACAAGCGATTGCAAGGCATACGAAACAAAAATACAGACTGATTTGCTTAGTTGATGAATTTTACGAATTTCAAGAAGAGGTTGATCAAGTTCAGATTGAAGGTAATGAATCCGGTTATGGGAATGTCATGGAAACATTCAGACCGGACTTAGGAGAAAATCAACGTTTTGTTCTTGGGCTCGACACGATCATTAAAGACAATATTGACGAGATTCTAAATTGGCGCGGCAGAGTCGGGCTTCTTACAGATCCAAACTATCCTGAAACGATTTGCAATGGGGTTGGAAGCTACTCACCTGAATTCTGCGATTTCATTTTTTATGAGTGGCAGAGAAAAGAAAAATACGGTGAGCGGATACTTTATAACGGCAGAATATCAGAAATGCAGTTTTTGCGATTACTAGCCAATGACGCAACCCGATTGAATGAGGTTTTTCCTAACCAGATTCAGTCCTACAAGTGCCACTGGCTCAAAGAGCCGGAAAGACGAGAAGAAGCCTCAATTGTTTACTTTCATGGCAATCCAAAACCGCCTTTTGTTCACACAGATTTACTCGCTGAGTGGTAGTGCAAATCGACAAAACGGCAATCATTGAGGGAAATGTCCACTTTGGCAAAAACGTTTTTATTGGCCCTTACGCGATCATTTATGGGCCTGCTGAGATTGGAGACAACGTCAAAATTCACGGGCATGTTTCAATCGGAGACACACCACAGCACAGGACAAGGCCAAAGTTGTGTGGCGTTGAGATTGGTGACAATACAACAATTCGAGAATTTGCAACGATTCATGCCGGAACCGAAAACAAAACCAGAATTGGCAAAGACTGTTATTTAATGAACTACTCGCATGTTAGCCATGATTCGGTAGTCGAAGATAACGTGACGCTCGCCAATTCCGTTCAGTTAGGTGGACATAGCTACGTTATGCGAGGCGCAACTTTGGGACTAGGCGCAACGGTTCACCAATATTCGCTGATTGGCAGTTTTTCCATGATTGGTATGAATTCCGTGGTTGGCGTGAAGTGTAGAATCACACCTGGAAAAATCTTTGCCGGAAATCCAGCCAGAAGCGCTGGTGAAAATGTGATTGGCTTGAGTCGTAACAAGGTATCCAACGAATACCTCATCAAAGAAACTGAACGTTTTTGGTACATACTAGATGGCGATTGAAACCGAAGCAGACCGCGCGATTTATCTCGACACGACAGATTTTGGCGTAACCGTCACCAAGGCAGACGCAACCACTTTTTCAGGCATTTGGGATTTGAGATTTACCTTGATTCAACCGAATGGACTGACGATTGGGCTTGAGTCGGCAGAACCTCGACTGATGGCAAGAACCAGTGATGTTTCCAGCTTGGCGCATGGTGACGCCTTAACGATTCAGTCAATCGGCTATGTGGTGCGAGGCATTGAGCCAGATAATCTGGGAATGACAACTTTGGTGATGGAGCGCAGTTAATGGCTCATGCTCGCCAAACGATTCGAGAAGCGGTGGCAACCACACTGACCGGACTAGCGACAACAGCCAGCAGAGTTTATCAAACACGATTCCATAGGCTAGCCCAGACAGATTTACCATGTTTGCTGATCTACACACTCGCTGAAACGGTTGAGCGATCCGCAATGACGGACGGGAAGAGCCTAGTCAGAAATCTAAGCTTACGAGTGGAAGGCGTCGCAGAAGCAACGAGCAATCTCGACGACAATTTGGACACTATCGGAGCAGAAGTCGAAGCGGCTCTCAACGAAACAAGTCCTGCGAGTGTTGAAGAACTGCTGCTTCAAAATGTAGAAATCAACATTTCGACAGAAGGCGAAAAGCCCACGGGAATGATTGCGATGGACTACTTGATTACTTATCGACAGACGAGCGGAACACCGAGCGAAATTTTATGAAAATAATCAGAGGTAGAGAAAAGAAAGTTATTGAAGAGTCGCAATTTCAAGAGTTTAAGGCAGACGGATGGGAAGCCTTAAAGCCGGAAGAATCACCGGCATTTTTTAACAGCCAACAAAAGGAAACGAAATGGCAGTTACAAAAGGATCAGCCGGAGTCATTAAATCCGGTGCAACAACAATCGGAGAAGTCAAAAGCTACTCAATCGACCAAACCGCAAACACCATCGACACCACGCAACTGAGTGATTCAGCCCAGACCTTTGTCGCTGGCCTGACTTCATTTTCTGGCAGTTGCGATGTTTTCTGGGACCCAGACGATACTGGACAAAGTTCAGTTGGCGTAGGCTCAAGCGTGACGCTGAACTTGTATCCAGAAGGAACCGCGACGAGTTCAACCTACTATTCCGGCTCTGTTGTGATTACCGGAGTGTCTCGAAGTGGTGCGATTGACGGAACTGTTGACGCCACAATTAGCTTCCAAGGAAGCGGAGCATTAGCAGAAACTACAGCCTAAAAGTAAATGACGGACATTCTATCACGAGCGAAAGCTCACTACAGAGACAGGCTTTCTGCACCTTTACAATATGTTGAAGTGCCTGAGTGGCCTGACGAACAAGGCGATCCTACTAAAATCTACTATCGCTCATCAATGACTTTGAGCGAGCAACAGGAGATTCTTGCTTTAAACCAAGCTGGTAAAGTGGGTGAAGCCTTGATTGCAACTTTGATTGCAAAAGCGCTCGACGAAGATGGGAAAAAACTCTTCAAGCTGGTCAATCGGCAAGAATTCATGCGGCAAGTCGATTCTGAAGTAATTGCTCAGATCGTCAGTCAAATGAATCAAGACGAAGGGCTAACGGATGAGCAGATCGAAAAAAACTGAGGGAGTCACCCGATCTTTTTATCGCGTTTCAACTTGCGGAAACGTTGCATCAACCAATTCGTGAAGTCATGAGCTGGACGGTGGATGAAATTAGAGGTTGGGTGGCATACTTTCAAATTCAGGCAGAAAAGCGAAAATCTAAGTAAATGGCGAACAACACCACGATCACCATTTCAGCCGTAGATAAAACCCAAGCGGCCTTTAATTCGGTTGATCGTTCGCTCAAAAAACTACAAAGCACTTCATCCGCAGTCGCTCGCTCTGTTGGTGGACTGACAACTGCGCTAAATGCCGCAATCGCGGCTTTTGCCATTGATAAACTAATCAAATTTAGTGACGCAGCGGCAAACATTGATTCTCGCCTCAAGCTAGTCACCTCTTCAACGCAAGAACTTACTAGAGCGCAATCCGCATTATTCCAAATTGCCCAATCCACCAGAAACAGTTTTGAAACAACCGTTGATCTTTACTCTCGCCTCGCTCGCTCGACTGATAATTTAGGTGTTACGAATGCTGAGTTAGAACAAGTTACAAAAGCTGTAGCTCAAGCGATTACGATTTCTGGCTCTAGTGCCGCAAGCACACAAGCCGCAATGGTTCAGCTAGGGCAAGGTTTCGCGGCAGGTGCGCTTAGAGGTGAAGAACTGAATTCTGTTATGGAACAAACCCCAAGAGTGGCGCGAGCCATCGCGGACGGTTTGGGAATCACGCTTGGACAACTCAAAGAATACGGAAAAGAAGGCAAGCTTACCGCTGAAGCCGTATTCAATGCGCTCAAGTCACAGTCGGACGTCTTAGAGCAGGAGTTTGGGAAAACCAACCAGACGATTGCTCAAAGCTTTACCATTGTTTCAAATTCAGCGGTTCGTCTTGCTGGCGTTATCAATGAAGTCACAGGCGCGAACTCTTCGCTTGGTGGCGTTCTGCGTGACGTTTCTTCTGCTCTTGACGACATTCTTAGAGCAGACATTGCCTTCTATTTTGAAACACTTTCTGGGATTGTTTCCGCTCTCATTACGCCTTTTACCAATGTAATCGACAAGATTGGGGAAATGATAGGCGAAGGCGATTCAGTGATTGGGTTTGCCAAGGTTTTTGCTGCAGTGCGGTTAGCGGTTGAGTTGCTTTCTGCTTCGCTGATTTTCCTCACCGATCTGATTTCCGGTTCTGTGATTGGGGTAGCCTTCCGAGCGCTTCAGGTGACGTTCAAGACTATCGTTCTCGACATTACGAATCTAATCGACAAAGTCATGCTTCTTGATGATGTGTTGAGCGTTGCAGCAGCAGCCGCACAAACATACAATCCATTCGCTGATGACGAGGAAGCTGCACAAGGTTTGATTCAAGCCCAGAAAAATTTAGCCTCTGAATCTGACAAGGTTTACAAATCTTATATTCAACAGAAGAACGCGATTTCTGAAATTGACATTATTGGAAAATCAACGGTTCAGAACGCAAAAGATGTTTTCGCTCAAGGCAAAAAGAACATTCAGCAGGCTTTTGATAATTACACCAATGGGGTGAAAGCCTACGACATCGCCAGAAAACAGGAAAAGGTTGAGAGAGCGAAAGCCGAAAGCCTTCTCAATCAAAGTTCAGCACTCAAAGAACAAAAGAAAACCAATCTAGAAAACACCAAAGCACTGAAAGAACAGGAAGCACTGGCACTCGCCAAAAAGAAACTCGTTGAACTTGCGGCTTACGAAAAAATCAAAAAGGAAGTCGAAGAAATCACTCGCCAGCTAGAAATTCAGGAACAAGTCGAACTCGCCCAGGAAGCACTAAAAAGAGCAGCCGCAGAAGAAAAGTCTCTGGCTCTTTTAGAAAAACAATCCAAGGTTGCGCTCAAGATTGTTGAAGCCCAAAAAGAAGCAAATAAAACGATCAGCGAGAGAATTCAGGAAGGCGCTCAAGGACTAGTTGAAAACGACACATTCCAACAGGTCGCTGGCGCGGCTGGCCCATCCGGGTCAAGAGCAGCAAATGTTACACAAGCTTTTGCAACTGGTGGAGTTCAGCAAGGAATCATGGCATTAGTTCTTTCTAATGAAAATGTTCAGAAAGCGCTAACCAAAGTATTCGATGCAATCTTCGCCTTGATTGACCCAATCATTGACGCCTTGGTTCCAATCATTGAGGCACTGATATCGGTCATTGACGCAATCCGTCCACTGTTTGAAAAGCTGATTCCAATCATTGAAAAGCTCGCTCCAATCCTAATAAAAGTTATTTCTCTTTTAGAGCCTCTCATTCATTTCATTGTTAATTTAATAAATGCAATTGAAGCCGTATTTGGTGTGATTGAAAAATTAAACCAAGCATATGTGAGTTTCATTCATAATCTACTTAAATTACCCCAACAGTTTTTTCAGGCTCTTGTGAATGGGTTGGCTGAACTACCAAACGCAATCGCAAAAGCGATTCAAAATATTTTGCCGGACTTTGGCAGTCAACTGACCGGAGGCGACAATTCAGTAATTGGGCAGGCCGTTGGTTTTGTTTCAAGTGGGGTTTCTTCTGTAGCTTCTGCTTTGGGCTTTAAGTATGGCGGACTGATCCCCAAGGCTGAAGCCGGAATGCTGGTCGGTGCTTCTCATTCAAGAGGTGGACAGCTTATTAACGCAGAAGGTGGCGAATACATTTTTAGTCGCAAAGCGGTTCAATCCTTGGGTGCAGGCCGCTTGAACGAGTTAAACAATGGCGTTGATCGCAATAATGTTGTTGTGAACATTTACGACGAAACCGGAAAGAGAATCAGAGAATACGATTCAGCGATACGTGTTGAGATCAAAGAGCGAGCGGCCCGAAACAATCAATTCCCAGCAGTGGCTTAAATGTCGTTTCAGGTAGACATGGATCTAACTTCAGCGCCATTTTCTGACGCAGTCTATTATGTGAGTGATACGCCAAGCACTTGGAAAAATGACAGATTCTATCAGCCTTATATTACTGTACCACCATTTATTGAATTGGGCGATTATGACGCAGGCTGGTTGGGCGTCAACGTTGGCAATCTTCAGCTTGTTAATCGGCCCAATGACGCAAGCCATCCGTTTAGTGGTTCGAATTACACGGCTTTACTGAGTTCGCCAGCCACGGCAATTCCCGTAATTTTGAGATACAACGGCAAGCAGTTACTTGATGGAACCGCAATTTTAAACAACCTAACGCCAGAGTCTCTCAGCTTTCAGTTAGAAGCCAAAGTCCAGCGAACAAACCTGTTGCGTTTGATTGTTTCGGAAACAAGCAGCAAGGCGGAATTAGTTGAACTAAAAAACAATGGCGCTGGAAAAATCAGAATTACCACCGCCGCGCTTCACAATTTTGGATTGGGCGAACAGGCATTTTTCCAAGGCATGTCAATAGTAGGGGAAGAACTCGAATACAACCCCAGTGACACCGGAACCCAATTCACAATTACAGACGTAACGGACACCACTTTTGACATAAACGTTGACGTTTCCACGATTGCCTTTACTAACCCAAGCAGCGGAAATTATTCGTTTGATTCTGGAACCGAACTAACAGCCAACGAAACTTTTTCAATCTCTCAAAGCCTAGAATCCATTTGTACGATTCAGTCATTCAGAACCATTACCGTTGCTCAATCAGTAGTTTTGGCAATCCAAGGGGAAGCACAATTGCCTCAGACGTATTCGGTGAGCAGTGGCAACACAATTACAATTGTTTTTGGTTCAACCGTATCAGTTACCGGACTCAATGCTTATGACATTGGGAATGCTTCAGCCACAGACACCCAACTTCCTTTTGCTTTTGGGACGGTGACTTTGCAAGAGCCTGTTCCGATTTTAAATGCTGCAAAAACTCAGATTGGTAATCCAAATTTAAAAACAACAACGGCTTCTGTTCAGGATGATGGGCAAGACGAAATTCTGAATGCTTCGCTGAGTTATGACTTTTACACTGTCCCAGACGGTGAGGTTCCGCGTTTTACTTTGCAATCGGGAAGCTTAGAAGGTGAGGCGTCAATCTCAGGAATCAGTATCCACTTCGACACAACAAATGGTGATGAAAACGCTTATGATTTTTTTGGTTGGTTAGCGCAATCAATCGGTTATAGCTACGATTCCAGCCTTGCGAGTAACGCAAATAATGATGACCGGAAGGTGTCAATTTTTGAAACCAATCAACAAAGGATTCTCGACTTTGCCGATCAAGTTGCCAAAGCACTAAATATGCAATTTTATCTAGATGACGAGAATGATATTCTGCATTTGATTGACCGCGAAAATGTCCCAGGTACTGCGAGCCTGACACTGGAGGATTACGAGATTCTAGCAAGCCAGATCGACTTACCAGCACCACTTTCAGGTTTGCTTTCGTCCAATAGTTATAATTTGGCAGTTGGCACAGGTCTGGGCGCAAACCCTTATAAGTTACTCAAGGTT